GCTAAATGTGTATTTGCGTCTACATAAACTCTAGTAGAACCACCCGCAACAATAGCTACATTGTTTGTACCGCCTCTACGAATACCTGTGTCTACATCAGAAGCAAACGCTATAGAAGGTAGAGCGCCTGTTCCGTTTGTAAATTGAGCCTGACCTGCCGCTGACATATCAAGGGTGAGGGCTGTGATTAAGCCCCCACCATCATAACCCTTAAAGATAATATCTTTGTCATCTACATTTGATGTTAGTACAGCATCTCCTGAACTATGTGCTGCTGTTAAGAATGATGTTCCTCCATCTCTAAGAATTACATCCCCACCATCAGCATCAAGAATAATATCTCCTGCAACATCTACAGTTAAATCACCAGAACTTAGATCAATCTCCGTACCGTCTATGGTGATGTTATCTACAACGACACCTGCGTTGGCTGTGACTGCTCCTGTAACTCCTAGAGTTCCACCAACAGTCGCATTACCACTTAAATCTAGGGCACCATTCATATCAATAGTTGTAGCATTAATTTCAATCTCAGTATCAGATACTAAGTCTAAAACACCATCTGCACTCTGGAATATGTAAGTACCACTATCTCCAAATTGTAATTGATCTGTACTAGAAAGCAGTAATCCTGTATCAGCAACATGAGTCAGTGATACATCCTGATCATCACCAAAATTAATAACTGCACCATCTGCAAGGAATAGATCACTGAACTCTAAGGCAGACGTACCAAGAGCAGCACCATCGGATGCATCAGGTACGAAAGCTGTAGTAGCTGTAATGGTTGTACCTTGAAGTGTACTTGAACCTGTTAAAGCTCCAGTAACTCCTAGCGTACCACCTACTGTTGAGTTTGCATCAACTGTTAAAGTATCAGTTGTTACTGTGCCATCAAAATAGGCATCTTTAAACTCATATGAACTGGAGCCTAAGTCTATATCATTATCTGTCGTAGGTAGGATAGAACCATTATTAAATGTAAATTGAGTTTCACCGCCTGTCGTAATAGTAATAACATCTGACCCACTAAAAGTAATAGTAGTATTTGTATCCCCATCTCCTGAAATACTATCTAATTGAACTGCACCTACATTACTAAGTGCTGCATCACCAAAATCTACTGCTCCAGCAACTGTTAAGGTTCCTGAAACATCTACATTACCATTAATATCAATTGTCGTAGCATTGATCTCTATTTCAGTATCACTAACTAGATCAAGTACCCCATCAGCACTTTGATAAATATAAGTACCACTGTCACCAAACTGTAGTTGGTCAGTGCTAGAAAGCAGCAGCCCTGTATCGGCTACGTGCGTTAGTGAAACATCTTGATCATCGCCAAAGTTAATCACGGCTCCGTCAGCTAAGAATAGATCACTAAATTCTAATGCGCTAGTTCCTAGTGCCGCCCCATCAGATGCGTCAGGCACAAAGGCCGTTGTCGCTGTAATTGTAGTAGCTTGGAATGTACCATTAGTTGTTAAGCCTGTATCAGCCGTATGAGTAAGTGTAATATCTTGGTCATCACCAAAGTTTATAACAGCACCATCAGCTAAAAATAGATCACTAAATTCTAATGCGCTTGTGCCAAGTGCTGCTCCGTCAGAAGCATCTGGAACAAAGGCCGTCGTTGCTGTAATTGTAGTTCCTTGAATAGTGCTAGAACCTGTGACAGCACCTGTAACTGCTAGAGTACTAGATAGTGTAGTAGCTCCAGTAACTCCAAAAGTTCCTGCTACTGTACCATTTACATCTACATCTAAAGTATCAACGTGCGCTGTACCATCTAGGAAAAGATCTTTAAATTCTAATGAGCTTGTACCTAAATCTATATCACTGTCTGTAACGGGTACAATAGCTCCGTCCTGTATACGAACTTGTTCTACTGCTGCACTTGAAACCTCTACAAAGAATCCCCAACGATTATTGGTACTATCTGCAACAATCTTATTAAGGAAATCTAAATCGCCAATCGTATGAATATTACCACCTTCTGCTGCCGTACCGTCGTGCTGGTGTCCTGTTGAACTTGACGTTGTTGAGTACGCAAAAGCGTTTAATAGTTGGTTATATTCGTCATTAAATAGAGCTGCTGTAATAGTATCTCCATCTGAAAACGAACTCTGCCGTGTATAAGTCTGCGTCATTTATTTATCTCCTTCCTGACGGTACATAATCTATATAAAAACCATTAATTGCATAAGGTGCTTTTTGATCATCACTAAAGATCTTAAAGCTACACGTATTTCCACTTCCTTGAACAGCCTGTCTAACCATAGGATCATTACTTGCTCCAAAGGTTGCTGAATTAAACGTAGTACTTGTATTACCAAAAATAGCCGGAAGCGGTACAGAACTTAATGTATAGTCTCCTGGTTGTGGTATATTCTGATCTTCATAGTCATAACGTACTCGTAATGTAGGTTGAATATCTCCTTCTGGAGTTAAAGACATTCTTGTATATAGTAAAGTCTTTCTTGTTCCTACATCTCCAAAATCAAAGTTCGGTGTTTGATATTCTGCATAAATATTTGTGGCTGTTCCTGCTGGCGTAAAATAATCCCCATTATCATGTACATATATATAACCATCTTTATCACCATGATAGGTCTTCTCTACGCCATCCTTATCAAAACCAGAAGTCAATCCATGAGCCTGTATTCCTAATGTTTCTGACCACTCAAACCCATTAGGAGTAAGAGTTCCAATAATACCTCTTGATGTTGAACTAGATGCCCCTGCTAACGAATAAAATAAACGATATTGAGACTTACTTCTTAATACTGTGCTACTAACTCTAAATGTATTTATAGATGCAGCAAGATCTCCAATAATTGACTGAATTTGACGGCTCACTGATCCTAATTCTACGTCACCAATACGTGCCGTACCAGCAACTGTACGAATACCATCAGGACTCAAGAAGACTAGATCGCCACCAATCTCCTGAATACTATTACCATCAAGACAACCTACATTCTTTGTGACAGGAGTGATTGTAATCGTGCTTGAATTATTTATATTCTGTAATTTATAAATAGAGTTAGAACAGAATATAATCAAGTCATCACGGAAACTTTTAAGTCCTACTACTTGGTCATCAAGAACAATTGATCCAGAACCAGTACCCGTAAAATCTGTTAAATCATCTGAATCTGCTAGAGTATTACTGTAATACACAGTATTTGGTGTTGTCGCTGCTCCTGCAACTACTAAGTGTTTATCATGTATTACACAGAACTTAGGATACTCAGTACCACTTACCGTAACCTCTTTGCAGAAATAAGTCCTACTAGAGAGCGCACTTCCTGTGCCCGTCATCTTAAAGTACATTGGTTTAACACCTGAGCCTCTATCAGTTATAATAACTTCACCATAGTCTGTAATACCTTCATAGACAGCAAAGGTTGCTAAGTCTTGTGAAGTCCTTGCCGCTGTACTACGACCTGTAAACGTGCTGTGATTATCTCCTCCTGAAGCTACACTCGCTTTATTTATCTGTAGCCAACTATCTCCATCTTGACTAAAGTAAACGTTCGTCCCTACACAAGCAATAACACCATCAGCATAGACATGAAGACCATATACATCACTGTCAGTATTTGGCCTAGTACCATCTCCGAACTGCGAGAAACCACTAATACGTCTATAGCCACCATCAGGATCGACTTCAAAGTTTCTTAACTTTGTAGCTTGTCCAGGTTGTCCAAGCATTTCAAGTTGGTTTAGGTTCGTATTCAAACCTCCTCTACAAGAAAGACCAAACGGTTGTGAAGCTGCCATTAAATAAAGCCTATTCTATCATCTTTTAAATAATTCGGCGTTGGTTCTAATAAAGCAGAACGCATCATACGCACCCCCTTTCTATAATCATCCAAGGCAAAAGAAGCCGCTTGAGGGTTATCCTTAAATTGCCATATATAGTATCGTGCTCTCGCTAAAAGAACTGTTCTATACACATCAGGAAATACAATAGTATCTCCATGAGCATCAAGCTCAGTAGGTAAATCCCAAGCAAAGAACCATATTCTATAGACCTGATCCGGTATAGGACTTAACCCAAAATTACGTGCGTCAGGACTACGAATAACCCTATTGGGAACACCATACTGTGTTGTATCTGCATCATCTTTATTTTCAGCGATACGAAGATAATCCTTCCATTCTTCAGTAGTTGTATATCTGAGATTCTTTATAGTATACGGAGCTGCTTCTCCACTAACTCCAACAGTAGTTAAAAGAAAATTATCCCAATCTACTGAACCGTAGTCAGCCGTAATACTAGAACTTGCAGTCTTTAATTCATACCATCGAGTACCAGCAGTCGTCTCTATATAAGTATTGCCGTACATAGGATCAGTAGCCCCACTTTCAGCCGTAGCTAAGAAAGGCCACTGAGGTTCCTCATTGACAATATCTAAATAAGCACGATTAACCGAATCCTTCGCATGTTGCTGTACACCGACAGCACTGCTAAAGTTTGAAGAAGTTAGTACAACCTCATTTAGCTCACGAAGTAACTCATTTGTTAAATTGAGAAATGTTGCCATCTAATTACCTCTTTGCTTTACCACCTTTAGCTTTAGAAACTCTGCCACCAGTTCTTCCACCTGGGCGAGACGGGGGAGCATCAGGTACAGTTCTTGAAGTGCCGGGAGCAGTATCTCCATTCCCACGGCCATTTCCAGGTTCACCTCTTGGAGTGCCTGGAGTACGAGGATCCATCTCATCGGAAGTGCGTCGCGGTCGCGGTCGTCCTGTATAGGCTGGAACGTTAAGATTTCTAGGGCCTACTTTTCCGGGGCCACTTCCGCCACCCCTTCTTTTAACTCTTCCACCACCAGCCTTCTTAACTCTTCCACCTTTTGCTACTTTTATCCTTCCACCAGAAACCTTTACAGGCTTACCTATAGTTGCACCAGTACTACCTGTTGCAGAAGGATTCTTTTGCATTGATGCAACATCTTTATACGTTTTTACACCCATAATTTTATTCCTTTTCCTTTTTAAAAATACGATCATAATTCTTATCGTACTTTTTTTTGTCAAAATGCTTTCTAAAGCGACTATCTTTATTGACAATCGCTTTTCTAAACATTACAGGTCTTTCGTCAGAACCTAACTGAGCCATACAAATTAATCCGGTAATACACCTAAATGCAAAAACTCGACTAAATAAGTCACAGTCGTTGCAGCAGTTGC